GCAATTTGAGCAGCATGCAATGGATGATCATTTTGAAGAAGGGCGCAAGGCCAAACGTAGAACAATGGCAGAATCACGGCTGTACGAGGAGGAGGACCCAGACAATGAAACACTGGCTCGTGCACAGTTAATTCTCAATGCAAAATCATTAAGCAGCAAAGTGCAGGATATGGCTGAAGATGTGGCTAAAATGTCTGTAAATGATCTAATGCCGCTGGTTGACAGCATGCGTGCACAGTTTGGACCAGAAGCAGCAACTGGATTCAATACCACTGTAAAGACTGCCTTAGATGGATTATTAGAAAACACAACCTCAACCAAAGAAGCCATTGACACAGCAGTAACTACATTACAAGGAGGGGGAGTACCAGCACAACCAACTGATATAGAACAGGCCACTCCAGAACCTGCTGCAGAAGAACCTGTTGCAGAAGAACCTCCTGCAGAAGAACCTGCTGCTGCAGACCAAGTAGGCCAAGAGGCATTGGGTCGTGCCAAAAAGCCAATGTCTGAAGGCATGATAAAAAATCTAAAGCGTGCTGCGAGCGGATGGCCATCACTGGGGGTACCCAAAATTGGTGGAACTGGTGGCAAACCAAAAGATGTTGTGGCCAGGGTAAAGCAGATGAGCGATGATCAACTACAGTCCCTAGCAGATCGCAATGATGTAGCAGCTGGTTCGCCAGCTGACCTACAAATCAAAGCCGCGAGGCAAGAACTCCGTCGCCGAAAAACCACACAAAATGAAGCATGGGGGACAGAAATGCACACAGCCAAAAAAGATATTGGCAAGTGGGACGACTGGACCATTGCTGAATTGAAAGCACGCAAAAAGCAATTGATGCACAAACCAGAACGCAATGAAAAAGAGCAGAAGGAAGTTAGACAACTGAATTTTGCTATTCGTGCCAAGCAAAAGGATCATTGGGGTGATGTCAATGAAAATGCCATGACCTGCAATGAGTGCGGCATGGGCACCTATATGGAAGATGATCATGGCAAGATGTGCTGCAACGAATGTGGTGCCGTTATGATTGCAGAGACTTGGCCGGGCTATAAGAAAAAAATGGCCGATCAAAAGAAGATCATGAGTCGCACAGACAAGGAATGGAACCGTATAACCAAGATCAACAGTGAACCTCCGGTGGTAGAAGCCATGTTTGGTAAGAAAATCACCGTTACTCAAGAACCAGGACCATTAGGTGGGCCAGCGGTACCTCCAAACAAGGCCAAGGACAAAGCTGCAACAACCGTACAACAGGTTGACATTCGTGGCAATCCAATTGAGCCTAGCAAAATTTCCAAAAAATCAACAAAACCAGAAGTTACTCAGATTGATCCAAAAGACATGGCCAAAATGCTGAAGGAAAAAGCCCCACCGGGTGAGAAGGCTGAGCAATTTATACGTGATCAAAAAGATGTTTTTAAAAAACGCTATGGTAAAAACTGGGAAAGTGTATTGTATGCCACTGCATGGAAAGAGTTTGGGCCAAAGCACGAAGGGTATATCTCAGCAGTAAAGGCATTAGCCGAAGCAAAGGGATCACTAGCAGGCCTCAAAAAGCAAATGAACACACACAGGGTAAATTTTAAAAAGCATCTTGCAGAAGGCACAGCTTCCGACCCACTGCAGGTTGGATATGGACTGGAAGGTGAAGATATTCTTCAGCAGATGAAGCAACAACAACGTAGAATCTCTGAACTAACTAGTGTTGTTCGTCATATTATGCAAGAAGGTGTGATCGGTATGCTGCAAAACATCAAATCGCTGAACAAGGCCAAGGAACTACAATCCATAAAAAATCGCACTCCATATGGTGTTGTCTACGAAACTCAAAATGGTAGCAAAAGCAAAAAGATGTTTGAAACAGCAGATACAAGAGCCTATTGGCTGGATCTACATGCACTAGAGATTAAAAATCCACGCATGATTGATCCTGAAACCTTTGATCGTGCGATAGACAAAAAGACAAAGGCTTAACAAGTGTTGATCAAAGAGTTGCTGAAGGAAAGCAAGGTAGTAGACAACATAAACAATGATCTCATGGATTTCATTGTAACCTATAGACGTAAAAACCGGCCATGGGCTCCCATGGCCGGGAAAAATGGTGCAGTGGAATACATGCTTAAATTGGGCTATGATGTTGATGCTGATGATCTGATGAAGTTACTATCGCAACCTATGTTTTCAGATGTGGTAGCACAGACTGGTCCTCAAAACATCAAGATCAAAACGGAAATACCAGATCCTCTCAACGACAAGACTGCCGAAAAAGAACAAAAACAAATAGCCAACACTGCAGATAAGGTTGCAGATGCTGCAGTCAAATCTGGCGAGTTAGCATTATAAAGGAGATACAGTGTCATGTCTTGCTCGTTGAACAATGCCAACTATTGGACCAGTTTTTACTATAACTATGCCTATAACCCCAACCCACCACCGTCCGGAGTTTTCAGCAACGCAGTAGATGCTCGCCACAGCCTACCAGCAGAAGAAGCAGTCAATGGCGAAGTCTACAATCTCCAGCAGGCAGTGTTTGCAGCCATTAGCCAGGGCGTTTATCAAACGCAGGTATCTAACAATACATTGATGACTTACAGCACACCATTTACTCCATTGACATGGACGGTATCTGACAATTTCCTAATAATACCAAACCATCCATTTAATACTGGCAACATTGTTACAGTCAGCAGCACAGAAGACCTGCCTACACCACTACAGCAGGCCACTTATTATTATGTTATCTTCGTTGATGTTAATACCATAATGCTGGCAACAAATTTTGCCAATGCAACCGCACAGCGCCCGATTCCCATTGTAATATCATCCTCCGGCTCGGGGGTTTTCAGTATCTATGCCTATTATCCCAGCCAAGACTACTATGGCGCGTGGGCAGGCGAAATGATGAGTAATCCTCTGCTGTCCCCGTCATACAACAACCAAATGAATGCTGTAATCAATTATTTTTCTACTTTAGGTTATATTGTCAACCGCATAGTTAACACCAATACTGGTAATACCTTTACCTGGGTCCTGCAGTGGTAGTCTGTTATGCGTAGCAGTTATGGTCCGGAAAAACTACTACTGGCTAGTAAAAAGCCGCAGATAATTGACTTAATTGCCAAATCCATACTCATGACAGAAGATGATATTCGCGCTTTGCAGGAGAAACCAGACGTGATCAAAGGTCTGTTGAACATTAGGCGTCAACATTATCAAATGGATGCTCAACTCAGGGCCGAAGCTATTGCAGATGCAATGATGGCCGCACAAAAACAAATATAGTTCAATCCTAGTCAACCTGCTAAAATAACAACATGGCAATAACAAATCGGTACCCCTATCAAAAACTCACAAGAGAAGACGGTGGAGCAGATGGTCGAAAATATGTTGATCCCACAGGTGAAAAACTCCCATCTGTAACAACCATACTGGATCGCACGAAACCAGAAGAAAGCCGGCGTGCTCTAGCAGCATGGCGACGCAGCGTAGGCGACAAAAAAGCTACTGAAATCACCAATGAAGCAGCCTTTCGAGGTACTATGATGCACAGTTTTCTCGAAAGGTTCATGCTTGGTGAGGACCCAAAACCTGGCAGTAATTTCTACCATCAACAGAGTTTCAAGATGGCCCAAGCCATTATGCGCGAATACCTCATGCCTTTCATGGATGAAACCTGGGGTCTAGAAGCCTCACTGTATTACCCGGGTATCTATGCAGGAACCACTGATATGGCAGGTGTATATCGTGGTAAACCCAGCATTGTAGATTTTAAACAATCAAATAAATTCAAAACAGATGATCGCGTGGTTGATTATAAACTACAACTTGCTGCCTATGCTCTAGCACATGATGTTTTGTATGGTACTGATATAAAACAAGGCGTAATCTTGATGTGTACCAAAGATTTGGTAGTGCAAAACTGGGTATTGAATGGATCAGAATTCGAAGAGTATAAAAATCTATGGTGGAAAAGAGTAGCCGATTACTATGAGGTATGACATCATTGATTGACGTTGTCTAACCAGTCAACATAGTCATCTACCAATTGGCACACATCTTCAACGGATATTTTGTTACTCGCAACAGTTTCAGCCCACTCCAAAGTCAGAAGTGGTATTTGTTCACGGGTTAGCCAACGCAGTTTGACTTGTTGATCCATGTCTACTGTTATAAGGTGTATATTTGGTTGGTCAATCTTTGAATTATATGTTTTTTGATTGTCAATATTCTTCGTTGATTTTTATTACTCTCTTACCAAGTTTTTCTATCATGTTATCTATGTTCAGGTTTGGTAAGAATCGCATGGTTATGCTGCGGCGAGGGGTATTTTGGCTAATGACTCTGACCCTGTGGGGTTGTTGAATACTTAATAGTGCAGGGCGCTGTCCCTGCCACGAGCCAATTAATTGCGGTGTAGATTCTGTGTAATTCCACACTGTTACCGGAAAGACGTTCTGCTTGAAAATTAAATTTGGTTTTGCTCCTGCGCGACTGAACCATTCAACTGCGCTGTTGCCCTCTATCAACCAATTTATAGCCACATGTCTGGGGTTGTTGGTATAATGGCCGTCGGTGTGTATATGATAAATTTCATCATTTGGTACTGGGTTCCAGGTCCACAACAGGAGAACATCTACAGTTAAACCTAGATCTCGTATGATAGTCTGCATTTCATCAGTTATGGCATCTGCATCGATCCGTTTGACTTGGTTAACCTGTGGAGTTGGCCAGACTACATTTGGACGCAATGGATTCATTGGCAAATCAAGCGATGCAAACAATATTTTAGAATCCATCATCTAATTTCTCCATTGGTCCTGGCTATTGGGGGACAACCATTGTCGTCAACTGTCCAGTGCAGTTTTGCAGCTTGACGTTTGATTTCTCCAGGGTGTATATCTGGTGTGGTGTTTATACCAGGTTCAATTTTGCCAACACCTGCTGCCTCGCCGATTAACTCAAATAACCGCATTTAATTTCCCCCAGCCTGGTTATTTATCAGCACTAATTGTGACCAACACAAAAGATTTGGTCAACTACCGCGCAGCAAGCTGTCGCGGCTTTCCGCTCGACGCAGCTAACGCTGCTGGTAAATACCACAAAGTTTGACGTAAATATTTCACATAGCGGAGTTGACATTATTATGGCCATCCAGACAATTTCAAGAATTCAAAATCGCAGGGGATTATATGCCGATCTGCCAGCGTCACTGGCAGAGGGAGAGTTTGGATGGTGTTTGGATACTCGCCAACTGTTTATCGGCAACAGCGACGGTTACGGAGGCAACACTGAAGTTCTCACCGAGTATAGCCAAAATACAGATATTATTTCCACTGTCTACAACAACAATGGCCTGCAACTAGCCGCTGCTAAACCAAGAACACTGGGTAGCAAGTTGAATGACATAGTCAGTGTAAAAGATTTTGGTGCGGTTGGCAATGGGTTAGTTAATGACGCACCTGCTATAAATGCTGCTATCACCAGTCTGCTTAAAAACTATCCCAATAGTGGCACTACTGTACCCTGTATACATTTACCTGCTGGAAAATATCTTATCAACAGCACCATATTGCTGTACCCTTATTTGAATTTACTTGGTGACAGTGACGGGGCCACAACAATACTCTGCAATGACCAACAACTGATGTTTATGATGCAGACTGCAGATAGCCTAGGACAAACAGGGGCCAACATTGGTTTGAATAATGCTGCACTGCCGTCTCGCATCCGCCTGCAAGATCTTGTAATCAACACCAATGGGTTTCACATGAATGCTGTGCAGTTGGTGCGTTATAATCACATACGGTTTGAACGTGTGACTTTTCAAGGCGGATGGACACAAGGACAGGGTCTGTTGCAGGACTCGGCTGTTACACTAAAAAGTTTTGGCACTGCTATCAACACCTATGATGCACAGTTTATTGACTGTCAATTTAAAGGCTTTACTGTTGGCATCACAGCCGATGATCCTGTGACCTATACCGCTGTGGCTAGAAGTGTATTCCGCAACAATTATAGAGGTATGGCATTTGGTGTGACGCCTGTCAGTGGTGGGCCAAGTTATACCAGTGTGTCACAGAGTTATTTCTATGCTTTGGAAAACTACAACATCATGGTTGGTGATGACAGTACCAATCCCGGAGTTCTCAGCACAAGCAACTCCTTTAACAGTGATGGTCGTAATCTTGGAGGATATCACATATATTGGGGAAATAACAGCACTTTAAACTCCAGTATCGGAGATGTGTTTGATATTTTACCTTCTATCAATAACAATGGTGTAAACAACATCATACTAGATGCACAGATACCACCATTGGGCACAGCACCCAGCAGAACGACCATTATGATCACTACCGGTTCAATAGCTCCGGGCAGCAATGTAACTGTCAATGCTACTGGATTCAAAGGCTATAATCTCTACAGTATACAGACCAATCAACCTGCCTGGGTTACCATTTACAGCAGCGCAGCAAGTCTAGTTGCCGATGCTGGGCGACCCATACACACAGATCCAACATCTGGAAGCGGTGTAATCGCCGAAGCCATTAACAATATAGGTACTATCAAATTATTTACACCAGCAGCAATTGGGTTCAGCAGCGAATCACCGCCAACTGACATAATACCCATAAAAGTGACCAATACTGCAGCCGGCGCAGCAGTCATCACCGTGACATTGACCCTACTACAAACAGAATCCTAAACGGACAATCATAATCGACGATAGATAGAATCCATCTCTCGGATCAATTGTATCCATGTCAGTCAATCCAAAGGAGGTCTAAATGACCAATAGCGATAATTTTGGTAATTCAACAGCTCTACTCAATTCGTGGAAACAACTTCGTCTTTCAATGACACACGACCAAACTGACCAAGAACATCTTGATAAAGTAGTTGAATTTTGGAGCCATGCACCAATATCTCTACATGTATTAGACTGGGATCAACCACATCTGTGGCCAAATGCCTGGAATCTCATGTATCAAAATAAATTTGATGAAAATGCAGTTGCCCTGGGCATGTTCTATTCACTTATATACTCTAGCGATCGCCGCTGGAATTCTCAAAGGATTGAGATATGTCTTATCAACAGCACACCTAAAAACTACCAGGGACTAATTTTGGAAGTCGACGACCGATGGCTCCTGAATGTAGAATACAATAGACTGATCGACAGTACCAAAAACAGCAGGGATTATATAGTGCAGCAGACATATGACTACGAAAACAATCGCTACACTGCACGTTATAGTCAAGATCAAAGTCAGACAAAAACAAATGATAACCAAATATTTTGAAGTTTAAATAGAACGCTCTTACATTACACAGCGACTTCAAAACATCAACAGACATAAAGAGGACTGCGCATGACAACTCAAAAACAGGGTGATATTTTCGTCACCAAGAGAGACGGACACCAAGAACTATTGAACATCGAAAAATGGCAACAGCAAATCGCTAAGATTTGTAAAAATGTAGCAGATGTCAGCCAGTCTATGATCGAAATCAAAGCACAGTTACATTTTTATAACAATATCACCACTACCGAAATCGATAGTATCACACTGCGGGCCATAGTTGATTTGATCGACATTGAGATCAACCCGGTGATTGGCCATACAAATTATCAATATGTTGCTGGTAAACAACGCCTGTCAATGCTGCGCAAGGATGTTTATGGTTCCTATGAGGTACCGGATCTCTTGTCAATCGTCAAACGCAATGTAGAGGTAGGTCTCTATACTCCAGAACTGCTGGAATGGTACTCAGACGATGATTGGCACAAGATGAACGAGATGCTGGATCATGAAAAGGACGAGCAATACAGTTTTGCTGCTATTGAACAGATGATTGAAAAATATCTTGTTCGCAACAGGGCAACCAATAAGATCTATGAAACTCCGCAGATTCGCTACATTGTAGCCGCTGCTACTGTTTTCCATAGAGAAGAACCAAATACGGCGAGAATGCGCTATATCAAAGAATACTACAATGCTGCATCAGATGGTTTGTTTACTCTTGCTACACCTGTGTTGGCTGGCCTTGGCACTCCAACTAAACAGTTTTCTAGTTGTGTGCTAATCCGCAGTGACGACAATTTGGATAGTATCTTTGCTTCTGGCGAGATGATGGCCAAGTATGCCAGTAAACGTGCTGGGATCGGATTGGAAATAGGTCGACTGCGCCCATTGGGCTCCTCAATTCGCGGTGGCGAAATCATGCATACTGGTATGATACCTTTCTTGAAAAAATGGTTTGGTGATCTGCGCAGTTGCTGTGTTACCCCAGATACCTGGGTAGAGGTTTTAGATGAGGATAATTCTATAGATAAATGACAGTTTTTCGTATACCAGCATAAATAATATGGAGGTATACGAAATGCTAAATTATCTACAAGAATCATATAATGGATCACAAACTAATATGCTAATGAACTCTGCTTATTATTGCTATACAATTAAAGACACGGAAACAGGAAAGTTTTACTCTGGTTCTCGCGGAGTTGAAGGTAGTGGTATGCACGATTTGTTAATAAAGTATTTTACCAGTTCAACAGTGATTGATTTTAAGGAAAAACTAAAAAAATTCCCAGATTTGTTTGAATATAGAGTTGAATACTTTAAAACTAGAAGCGATGCATTCGCAGCAGAAAAAATATTCCATCAAAAGCATCAAGTTGGTAAGAATCCTGATTTTTTAAATTCTCTTACAGCAGGGGGATCAAACTGTGGGGCGGGTTCTGTGTTATGCAAAGACAACTGTGGCAATACTTATCGAGTAACGGTAGAAGAATTCGCTACAGGAAAACATCAGCACGTTACGAAAGGTATGATGAATATACGCACAGTAACAGGTATTAAAAAAATATATACCACAGACTTTGATCCTAATACTCAATTGACTGAATTTAACGATTACGTTCTGGCATTAGACACAACTACTGGAAAAACTTTCAGAATCCCAAAGACTACTTTTAGGTCTAACCCTAATTTTGTCGGCATTACTAAAGGGAAAGTAGCGGCATATGATACTGTTAATAAATGTAAAAAATTGGTGTCACAGAATGAATTCAACAACTCAAATGGCAGATATGTTGGTAATACATTTGGGTTAGTTCCGGTTATAGACAGAGACACCGGAGAAAAGAAACTAGTAGCAAAAGAAAAATATGATAAAAATGTATATAAACATCATAATACCGGAAATATTGTAGTATATTCCATTGCTGAAAGAAAAGTTGTCACAATAAGCAAGGAAGAATATGAGACAAATTCTACCAACTACGCCAATTTAAGTACTAAGGTTTTCTATAAAGTAGATGGTAAGTTTTTTAAATCAAAAGATCTAATGAATGAATACTACAAAACAACTAGAGGTAAAACGGTATTAAAAGTCAGTCAATTTGAGATGTCCGATAGGTTTACTGATATCAAAACTTTAACAAGAGAAGAACACGAAAATGGTAAAAACTAAAAAGATTCAAATTAAAGATCTAACCGCAGGTATGAAAATTAAAACTAAAAATGAGAACGGCGAAATAGTGTTTAAAACAGTAACTAATAAATGGGATACTACTGTAAATCAACACGACCAAGTTCGATTAGAATTTGAAAATGGTGTGACATTGAATTGCTCAGTGAATCACCCTATTATGGTGCTACATGAGTCGGGATCGTTCTTGCAAAAGAAGCCAACGGATCTTACAAATGAAGATCGCGTTCTTACTGAAAATGGATTTACTCGCTTGCTGGTTGCAGATTTTGAACAGCAAAACGACACCAGATACATTGATATTACAGTAGACGACACCCATACATTTTTTGCTTCGAATAGCAGCCATGGTCCTATGGTCTTGACTCACAACAGCCAAGGAGGGATCCGGAACGCAAGTGCTACTGTATTTTATCCAATTTGGCATCTTCAGTTTGATGATCTTATTGTTCTTAAGAATAACCAAGGCACAGAAGAAACTAGGGTACGACATATGGACTACGGAGTGGTACTTTCTGCCTTCTTCTGGAGGAGATTTAAAAACAAAGAAAATATAACATTCTTTGATCCAAATGAAGTACCTGACTTGTACGAAGCATTTTATAAAGATATCGCCGCTTTTGAAAAACTGTATGTAAAATATGAAAAGCGTAAAGACTTACGTACTAAAACAATGGCAGCTGAAGATGTATTCAAAGGCGGCATATTAAAAGAGCGCACAGATACTGGACGCATTTATCTTGTGTTTATCGACAACGTACAGAATCAAGGTCCATTTGATCCCAACTTCCACACCATTTATCAAAGTAATCTTTGTTTGGAGATTTTGTTGCCAACTGTTGCAATGGGTACTACAAAGAAGAAGTTTATTAAGGTTAAAAAAGAAGTAGCAAGTGACTTTTTACTAAACAAACCAGAGCAATTTGTTAAACTGAAGAAACTGAAATAGTTAGTGGATTGGTGGAAATATTTTAACACATTTTGGAGTTGAAGAATGATTGAATTATATGAAGAAATAGAATATCTACCCGAAGAACTGGATGATGAATATGAATATTATGAGGTGGATGAAGATGCCGCGAGGATTAGTTTGTGTACGCTTGGTAGTATCAACTGGGGAGCCTTCCGTAATCCTGAAGACATGCGTCGTGCTTGCCGTATTCTACAGCGTAGCCTATGCAATATCTTAGATTATCAAGACTTCCTATCAATCCAGAGTAAATTATCTAACGATGAAATCAGCCCACTAGGTATTGGTATAACCAATTTAGCCTACTGGCATGCCAAGCGTAACCTAAAGTATGGAGAAAAGGACGCACTCCAGGATGTCAAGACATGGATGGAACATCAAGCGTTTTACCTGACAGAGGCTACTGTTGAATTAGCCCGAGAGCGCGGTGCATGCATCGATAGTGAAAAAACACGATATGGGCAAGGAATATTTCCTTGGGAATTAAGAGCCAAGGCTGTTAATGACTTAGCAGACTTTACACCAGAACTTGATTGGGAAACACTCCGTACTAATATGAGACAGTATGGAGTCCGCAATGCAACAGTAATGGCCATTGCTCCAGTTGAAAGCAGTAGTGTTGTTATAAACAGCACTAATGGAATTGAATTACCTATGAGCTTGATCAGCACAAAGGAAAGCAAAGCAGGATCACTCACACAAGTTGTACCAGAGTACACTAAACTTAAAAACAAGTATCAACTAATGTGGGATCAAAAGGACTGCGACGGATATCTCAAAACCGCTGCGGTTTTGGCAGCTTATGTTGATCAAAGCATTAGTACCAATACTTTTTATAATCCTGCTCATTTCGCAGATCGTAAAGTGCCGGCGACATTGGTTGCTAAGAACTTGATGCAAGCGCATTTGTGGGGCCTCAAGACCATATACTACTCACTAGTGAATAAACAAGGATCAAAAGCCGACGCTGGAGAAGCACCTGCTATGCTAGAACCAATTGACTTTGATGATGAGTCTGGATGTGAGTCGTGTAAATTATAGCCTGTGAGGAAATAGTTCCCTGCATGAATATGGTAAAATATTTTAGAAATGGTTGGGTTCCGACACAAGACACAGAATGGAAGAATATAAATGTCAAAAGCACAATATGATTTATCTACCAAAACTGACTATCTCACACGCAAGATGTTCTTGGATCCTGCTGGTCCGGTAACTGTCCAGCGCTTTGAGGAATTTCGTTATCCGCGTGTTGCCAAATATGAACAGGAGCAGCGTGGATTTTTCTGGGTGCCAGAAGAGATCAATCTTACCAAGGATGCTAATGATTTCAAGAATGCCAGTGATGCGGTCAAACATATATTCACCAGCAATCTATTGCGACAAACAGCACTGGATAGCCTACAGGGCCGTGCCCCGGTACAGGTATTCAGCCCAGTGGTAAGCCTACCGGAAATGGAATCTCTAGTGTCAATCTGGAGTGCGTTTGAAACCAATATTCACAGCAAATCCTACAGTCACATCATACAAAACATCTATAATGTTCCCAAAGACGTATTCAACACCATCCACGACGTCAGTGAGATTATCAGCATGGCCGCCGACATCGGTGAATACTACAATGCTCTGCACATTATCAACTGCCGCAAGGAACTTGGACAGGAGATCCACGAGCAAGAGCACATCGATGCCATTTGGCTAGCACTCAATGCCAGTTATGCACTGGAAGCGTTTCGCTTCATGGTCAGTTTTGCCACCAGCCTAGCCATGGTTGAGAACAAGATCTTTATTGGCAACGGCAACATCATCAGCCTTATCCTACAGGATGAGATGCTGCACAAGGACTGGACTGCATTCATCATCAATCAAGTTGTCAAAGAAGATGCGCGTTTCGCCCAGGCCAAAATTCGCTGCCAAACTGAAGTGTACGCTATGTATGCCAGCGTAGTAGCCGAGGAAAAAGCCTGGGCCGACTATCTGTTCAGCAAAGGCCCTGTGATCGGACTCAATGCTAATATTTTGAAAGATTTTGTTGATTTCACCAGTGCAGCAGCATTGAAGGACATAGGCATAAAATACCAAGGCACAGCGCCACGCAGCACTCCGATACCTTGGTTCAACAAGCACAGTAATCCCAGCAAGAAGCAATCAGCACTGCAGGAAACTGAATCAACCAACTATGTTATTGGTGTGCTCAGTACAGACATCAGTTACAACGAATTGCCCATCCTGTGAAAATTGCAGTTATCACGCCGTATTGGCATGAAACTTCCGATGTGCTGACACGCTGCAGGCTCAGCGTGTCAGCACAGACACATGCAGATTATAGACACATCATGGTGGCAGATGGCAACCCCCATCCCATAGTGAGCAAATGGCCCGATGTTGACCACATGGTATTACCTTGCTGCCATGCTGATGCCGGTGCTACTCCCAGAGCATTGGCTGCTATATCAGCATTCAGCCAAGGCTATGATGCTGTGGCATTTTTAGATGCTGACAACACCTATGAACCAAATCACCTAGAATTGATGGTAAAAACTATTGGTTCTCAAGCAGTTGCAACAGCTACACGAACAATATGTACCAGACTCGGGACTGCTCTTTATATCGACACAATAGAAAGCACTGGCGAAGATTTTTGCGATACCAACTGTCTTTTTCTGACAGCGCCAAGCATGCATTGTCTTGTAAACTGGATCACCGAACCATCACTGCGGTTATGGAGCGATAGGAAATTTTGGCACAGTATATTGCAGGCCAATCTGTCACGAGTACATTGTAAAATACCCAGTGTAAACTATCATTCAAGATGGGCTTGGCACTATCAACATGCTGGACTGATTCCACCTGCAGACAGTGTTTGGATTGCTCAACAGAATGGGAATTTGCATACATATACACATGCTGAGACAACAAGATAGGACGGTGACATGACTGCAGTAATCTACACCAAACATGACTGCCCGTATTGTGTACGAGCCAAAGATCTATTAATCAGTCAAGGAATCGACTATGTTGAATACATAGTCAGCCCGGGATTTGGCGAAACTCCCGCAAATCCAAACCAATTCTACGTAACCAAAGCTGATCTTTTGGCAAAACTACCAAATGCCAAAACAGTGCCGCAGATCTGGCTTGATGACCAACATATAGGCGGCTATAGCGAGTTGGCCCAGCATTTTAACCAAACCTAAAAAATAAATACGCACATATTTCCCTACCTGGAGAACTGATGTGCCTTTAAATCCCCCGTCATACAGCGGCCAAGATGTATGGTATAGTCCTAATGTTTATATAAACCAAGTACAGGCAGCCTTGTGGCAGCCGGCGGTGCCGATGCCATCGGCACTGCATTCTATACCTGTATTGCCAAATCCTTCCTACAGCCTGACTGCTGAACAGATATCATTGGCCACTTCTTCTACATTTACTCAGTGGACCATACGTGATGCAGATGGTAATATTACATTTGTTCCAGCAGATACTCCTGGTGCCAGTCCAGAAGGCACGGCCCCTTCCCCGGGCGCTGCTGCTGGGCAAATATCGGGCCCAACTACTACTGCTATTGATCCTGTGGCTGTAGGCCAAGGAGGCTATTCTACATTTATTGCCAATATGACCAAAGCCTATCAGGAAGGATTAAGTGGAGCATGGCGTGGCGGTGCCAGCAACTCAAATATACAAAAAATGCTAGCAGCCACCGGCATCAGTTCTGGCAGTGTGTTTCCGCCCGGGCATAGTTTTTGGTGTGCAGCATTCATGGGATGGATGCTGAAAATCAGTGGTTTAAAATATGTAGTTGGACCCGGTGATACCTGCTCTGCATCTGCTCCAAGTTATGTTAATTATGGACAGTCTATTGACATCAAGAATCCAAAACTATGGCGGCAGGGGGATGTAGCAGTGGTAGGCAGCCATGGTAACACCAGTTCTGGGTCACATGTGACCTTTTTGTGGTCATATCCAGGTGGAGGTTGGTGGAAATGCCTTGGGGGCAATCAAGGCAACACACCGGGTGATTTAATTCTGGGCGGATTCCAACTGGACTCGTTTAGATATATAGGCCGTGCTTGGCCTGATCCAAACACTCCGCTGCCCACAAGTCCATCAAAATAATATTGCTGTGCCAAGAGACTTTTGATTATCCTGTATACAGCAGGAGAACAAACATGTTATTAGATAAACCACTAGATGCCAACGATATCGTAAGTGTTAAACTTGGCAACGGCGACGAGATCATCGCAAAGGTTCTAGCTGTTGACGCCGAAAAGATCACAGTGTCTAAGCCACTACTGATGATTCTAAGCCAAGATCCAAGATCAGGTGCACCAGGTGTACAAATGGCGCCATTTTGGATGATGGGTGCAGATCCCGCAGGAAAATTCACAATCTCAAAGACACATGTTGTTTGCTTAGTCAAAGCCAACATAGACGCTGCAAAGAGTTATTTGGCACAGACCACAGGATTGACCATCCCCAGCGCCGGCAGCGGACTCATTACATGAATTATAAACCTTTCCAATATAGCGGCACCACAAACTTCCTACGTTGCGAAAGGTACTATGATCAACCCATAGCTGTGTTGGGATTACCAGTTGACAGTGGTACCTCATATCGCAGCGGTACTAGACATGGGCCTGCTGGCATACGTGCAGCCAGTGCCATGTTGACTGACGGACATCTTGCTGGTTATGATGTTGATCTCTATCCATGGTTGGGCGATTATGGAGATCTACCATTGCCAACTGGCAACACGCAAGCGGTATTGGCTATGATCCAAGCACGCATGACGGACTTGACCAGGACCAACACACATGTGGTGGCCCTGGGTGGAGACCACCTTATAACCCTGCCAATTCTACGCAGCCTTAAAGAAAAGCATGGCAAGATTGCTGTTGTGCATTTCGATGCACACTGTGATACATGGAATGATCACTTCGGTGAAACCCATGGGCATGGTACATGGCTACGCCATGCCATTGATGAGGATCTAGTGCAGGCTGATCACACCATCAGCATTGGCATCCGTAGCCCCGCTGATGAAGACTCTCGGCATTATCTGGTCTCAAAAGGTGGTATCACACTGTCGGCTTACGAAGCAACAGTGGTCCAACCACGAGACATGGCCGGACTGATTGCCCGCAGGGTTGGCAATATGCCTGCCTATCTCAGCCTTGATATCGACTGCCTTGATCCGTCGCAGGCTCCTGGTACAGGCACTCCAGAGATAGGTGGCCTGTCTAGTATTTGGCTTCGTGAAGTCATGGATAATATGCAGGGCATTTCATGGATAGGCATGGATTGTGTAGAAGTATCACCAGCCTACGATCATGCTGAGATTACATCATTGGCTGCAGCGACATTTTGTCTGCAGTATATATCCAAAATTGCCATGGCCATGGACACACAACTTAGATTGAAAAGACTTTCAAAACCCGCATAAATAGGCCAGTTGATAAAAGGACGGCATCATGGCAAGGGTTTTGTTCATACTGAAAAGACGAGACGACTATAATCACAAGGCCCATGCACATGTTGGTCTCAGTACAGGTCTTTATAACAGTGTGAAATTTGTCAATGACATGCTGAACAGCGCTGGTATAGAAAGTAAACTGTTCGTAGCCATTGACAATAACTGTATTGATCGCGAGGTGCGTAATTATCAACCAACACATGTAATAATAGAAGCGCTATGGGTAGTGCCAACAAAATTTCATATACTAACGCAACTACATCCAACGGTCAACTGGATAATAAGACTGCATAGCGAAATGCCATTTATTGCTGCTGAAGGCATTGCAATGGATTGGATAGCAGACTATGTGCGTTTTGCCAAGGTCAACATGGCCGTCAATGCACCCCGCATGTTAGACGAAACTCGTTTTTATCTTAAACACATATATGGTTGGTCAGATGAGCATACCAACCAGCGTGTGACATATTTGCCAAACTTTTATCCTCAAGACTACACAAAACCAAAATCAAAATCATCCAACAGCTATATAGATATCTCCTGCTTTGGAGCCATTCGCCCGCTGAAAAACCACCTTCTTCAGGCATTATGTGCTGTACAATTTGCCGATTCAATTGGTAAGAAATTGCGCTTCCATGTGAATGCTGGTCGAATTGAAATGAAAGGCGAACCCATGTTGAATAATCTCAAAGGCATGTTTCAGCATCTTGCAGATTCTGGACATCAATTGATCAGTCATACCTGGGTTCCGCGAGAAGAATTTCTTGAAATTTGTGCCAAAATGGACATGGGCATGCAGGTCAGTCTGTCAGAAACATTTAACATAGTAGCAGCAGATCACCTAAGCCAAGGAGTGCCAGTTGTGGGCAGCAGGGAGATACCATGGGCCAGCAGCCTATTCACTGCGGACCCGGTAGAAAGCCGAGATATTGTGAAAAAACTGTCTCGCACATGGGATTGTCCTTGGATTAATGTAAAATTAAATCAATTTGAATTGACTAACTACACCGATAAAACACGTGATATTTGGGTTAAATATTTCAATATAAACTGAAAAGATGGAGGCATTATGTCTGAAGAATTTTACAAGGTGCGTATGCATGACTGGGAAAAAGGCATGCTGAAATTTGTGGATACATTTTTTTCGTCATTTGATGAAGCATTGACCTATGCGTCAGAGTTGTATTGTGATAATTTTAAAATTTTTGATTCTAACAACAATCTCAGACACAGCAGCCATGGCAAGAAACAACAGCATCAAGATTGGCCTAAATATGCTTGACATAGGGACTTTATGATTTTTATAATAGAACTGATGCTGTTTGACGGAAGGTGAATGAATTGTACAGTACCGGAGGGGCAGTACCTCCGCATCTCCACCAGTAAGCACATTGGTACCCATAGGTGTTAGAAATATGGGGTAATTGCATTAACACTCGTCCGGTGTGCTTGCTCGTGGGGATGAAACAGGATCGCCTGGCAATATGAAGACCAACTTTAGGTATTGGGTAAGACACGACTCACAATCAGTTCAAAAAACAAAAATGACAATGACAACATTGCATTTGGAGACATGCTGCTAGCAGCATGAGCTCTTGGGCTTACAGGACGCCTAGAAACAGAAGAAGGCCCGCAAGGGCCTTCACCTATGATCACATGAACATTTGAGACAAAAAGATGATCATTGTGGAAAAAATTTTCATGTATAAACAGACCTGAGATGCAGCAAGAAGATTTTGGGTTTTTCCCCCAACAACATCACTTCAATATTGCGTCCGGACAGGGTTTCCATTTATATTTGGTGTGATTTGATAATGCTATCAAATCACACACACACAGACACACAGGAGAACAAAAATGGAAGCTTTTGAAATTCGCTTAGAATTGGTAAGGATGGCTAAGGACCTTTTGATGGAAGAATGGCATGCAAACAGAAATGCTGCAGACTGCCAATTTACCCTTGATCGCGAGTTGGCCCTAAAAAATCAGAACGGAGAACCTGTTAACTATCCCAGCATAGCACCAGTTCCTTCAGTTGAAGAAATTACCAAAGTTGCTGTAAAACTCAATGCATTTGTCAGCCGTAGAGATGGCATTACAATGGACTAAAATGCGTTTTAACAAGTTATAAATCAATTAAAAAAATATCCAGGATCAACATGTCAATGTTAGAATCTCTGGAGTATTAGTCTAGAATAAAATTATGCTACAACGGGGGGATGTTACCATCCCCCCGTTTTTCATGAGGTTGACAAACATGCAGATTTGCATATGCTAGTCATGTCGATACACAGTTGGGAATCATAATGGCTAAAAAATCAAGCGAAGAAATTGTTAAATTAACCGACTACGACCATCATCGCTTGCGGACGGAAATGTATCTAGGCAGCCGCAATATTCACAGTCAAACAGTCATAAATTGGAATGGTAGTCAGCTGATTGCAGAAGAAGTTGCTTGGACGCCGGCCGCATATTCTGCCTTTCGAGAGATATTTGACAATGCTCTGGATGAAGTTGTCGGTCATGGACATGGATCTCGCATTGATATCACCTACGATCCCAGTACTTTGACATTTGGTGTGTCAGATGATGGCCGTGGTATTCCAATTGACTGGGATGAAAATGAAAAAATGCACAAGGCTACCTTGGCACTGACGCAGGCTCGTGTTGGCAGGAATTTTGGCACACGTGAAGAAGTGCGTGGTACCAACGGTGTTGGTTCTTCTGTAGTTGTCAGTTGTTCGCGTTCATTCACCATCGACATCAAACGAGATGGCAAACGATTCCAACAGGAATTTAAAGAATGTACAGAACTCATGCCAGATCTCAACATTGGTGAGCCGCGTATCTTCAACAGTACTATGAAATCGGGAACTGAAATCAATTTCACTCTCAGTTCGGTGGTTTTTCCCAAGGCCAAGATACCGTTGTCGTTTGTCAAGGCCAGGGTATTTGAAGTAGCTGCCAATCATCCTAAAATACGCTTTAGTTTCAATGGTGACAGAGTCGTAGTGGCCAAAAGCCTCGACAAGACTATGTTTGCCAACAATAATCCCGTGATCATCAGCATACAGGAAGAAAAGTTTCACAGCAATTACTACTTGATTCCGGGATTTGGCTCCGAAGGCGAATTTGTGCACAGTACAGTTAACGATATACCTGCATTCAATGGCGGCCAACACATTGATGTGTTTAAAAGGTTGTTTTTCAGTGGCATGCTAAAAGCCATGGAACGTGAAAGCAAGCGTCGAGGACTGACTCCAAACCGCAGTGATATATCAGAAGGTCTATTGATTTACAACACCACTGTGATGCATGCTCCAAACTTTGACAGTCAAAGCAAAACACGCTTGATCAATGACGAGGTAGATCGTTGGATCAAAGCCAGTTTAGAAGATGAAAACACATTCAAAAACATCCTACGTACTCATAAGGAGTGGTTGGATGAGATCTATGCTCGCTGTGCAGCACGTACTCAAAAACGCGATGATGCAGATATTGCCAAGGCCAATCGCAAACTGCTGCGCAACAAGGTCCCAAAACTTCTAGATGCCAACGGCAAGGATAGAAGCAAATGTATACTGTTGATATGCGAGGGTGATTGTCTAGCAGAAGATACAGCTATCGCAATATTTGAAGATGGAAGATTTTGTAGCAAAAAAATTAAAGACATCCAAATAGGTGATTTAGTTTTAACGCATAAAGGCAGAATTAAACCGGTATGTAATAAACAGGCAAAAATAACAGACGGAATTGCTATTACAACATCATCTGGAAAAACATTAAAAATAAGTCTTGAGCATAAAATACCTGTTTATAACACACAACTTAACCAATATGAAATTGTAAAAGGCAAAGATTTAGACAAGTCTAAACATAAACTGTTTTCCTCTATAATTGATATGGAGTCTACATTTTTTGAAATCGTCGCTGTAAATGATTATGATGATGGAAAATTTAATAAATCAATTTCTTTTACAAATGGTATAATTAATCAAACCTGTATAACGTCCGAAAATCATTTATTCTCTGTTTTAAATAAATGCACTGCGACCATTGAAAAGGTAGCTGCTAAAAATCTAGACATTGATATCCATTTACTAATGGCACATAATTTGTAGCTGAAAAAAACAATTATTTGGATCTATTATGATAGATCCAAATAATTGTAAAAATACAATATCTAATAGTAGGTAAGGTACAACAATGAATATAAATGAAAGTTTGTTTTTAATGGAAGATATAATAGATATCTCTCCTATAGGGAAAACAAACATGTATGATATACAAGTTATGGATGACGAAACATTTGTATTATCAAACGGACTGCTAAGTCATAATAGCGCAAAAAGCATGGTGGCCGCCGTTCGCCATCCCGAAATCCATGGTGCTCTGCCACTGCGTGGCAAAATCCTCAATGTCAGAGGAGAGTTGCCAAAGACCATTATTGAAAACCAAATCATCAGCGATATCATGACTTCACTGGGCGTTGGTCTAGGCCAACCTGCCAATCGGCGAGACATGCGGTATGGCAGTGTCTATCTAGCAGCAGATCAAGATCCCGACGGAGCCAATATTACTGCACTGTTGGTCAATTTTTTCTATCTACATTGGCCAGAATTGTTTGACCCAAAACTCCCTCCGGTATTTTATGTGTTCCAGACACCGTTCATCATACAGGAAAAGGGTAAGAAAAGAACCTACTGGTATGCCGATGACTATCATCTCTACAATGCAGATGATTGGAAAGGGGCTCCAAAACCAACTCGTGCCAAGGGTTTGGGCAGTCTAGAAGAAATTGATTGGATACACAGTCTTTCTAATCCACGATTAATCCCCCTGACAGACGACGGAGCACTGTCAGAAGCCCTTGATTTGATTTTCAATGCAAGTCGCGCAGATGATCGCAAAGCCTGGGTAGCACTGAGTGGTGAGACTGCTGACACAACAATGTCCGGAAATCAGGCAGGACAAAACTAGATGATCAACAACGATGTGATAAATTTCACTAGAGATTATCAATATGAAATAGGTCGCATGCTGTTTTCACATGATCAAGAAAACCTGGAACATAGTTATGATCTACTGTTTAGTCTACACTGCCAGTCAGCAATAGAATGGTGCAATGTGAATTATCCAGATCAAATTATCTATACCAGGCACTTTGAGCCCGGGAAGAACTTGGACCACAGCGTTTTGGCATGGTATGCTGTGTTCCCGGATCAATCCTCGCTGCTGCACTTTATACTTAGCCGCTAACCTAGGATCGACACAGTTATGACCAACATTGGTACCACAGGATTCATCAAGACTACCAGCAGAGACTATTCAATTTATGTGTGTCAAAGCCGAGGAATACCAAGTGTAAGTGATGGTCTCAAAGACAGCCAGCGCAAAGCACTGTTTGTCATGAAAACACAAAATGAAAAACTGAAAACCATCTCATTAGCTGGTAGATTGATTTCAGAAAACATCTATCTACACTCTGATGCTTCTGCCTGTGATACCATTTCAATGATGGCTGCGCCATACTGCAACAATGTACCATTGTTCAGTGGTATTGGCGCATTTGGAACCAGGGTTGGTCCCAGCGACTGGGGTGCCCCGCGCTATACCTATGTAAAGAAAAATTCACACACAGAGGCTTTGATCTACACCGACTACGACATAATACCCCTCAAGGAAAACTATGACGGATCTGTGCTGGAACCAAAACATTTCCTACCATTGATCCCATTGGTGCTGTTGAATGGTGTAAGTGGTATTGCGGTTGGTTGGAGCACAATGATACTGCCGCGCAAATTCTCTGACATCATTAACGCTACACTGGCAGCTATTGACAAGAAAGACAAATTGCCAGCAATGATGCCAATTTATGAATACCTCGACTGTTTGGTTCGCGGTCTGGGCGACAACGGGTATGAGTTTACGGGCAAGGTAAAGGTTGATGGCAGCACCGTTACGGTAATGGAACTACCTCCAGATCTTTCATTAGAAAAGTTTAAATCTAGATTGAACAAGATGGAAGATGATGAGCAGATACAAACCTATATTGATCGCAGTACCAAAGACATACGTATTGATGTGCGATTCAAACGCGGTACTATAGACGGTTGGACTGAAGAAAAAGCTATTGAATTTCTCAAGTTAAAAAGCAGAACCACCGAACGACTGGTAGTGCTGGACTGGGATGGCAACAACATCAAGCAGTATGACAACAGTGAACTGCTGATGAGGGATTTTGTAGAATGGCGTCTGGGTTTTTATGCTGTGAGATATCAAAAACTCATCAAGGATGCCACATATCAACTGCATTGGAATCAAGCACTCAAGGAGTGCTATGAACATGGTTTACCAGCATTTCTTGCCAAGGCCAAAAACAAAGGCGATATCCTAAAGAAGATACAAGAACTGACAGTGAACATTCCAATTGATGCAGGGCAGCAGGATCGCATTGCCAGTTTGCCCAGTTATAGATGGGCAAGAGATGCGTATGATGAGACTCTGGCACGCATCAATGAATTAACGTCAACTATAGACAATTACAAAAATATTCTCAACGACGAAAATCAAATGCGTGCAATTTACAAGCAGGAAGTAATGGCTTTGAAAAAATTACCCAGCATTGACAGATAAATAACAAAATGAAACTGCAAGATCTACACAACAGGCACCGAGCTGGCGCAGGCATTTTGATATACTGCTTGAAGACTGACAAGTTCTTGATGATCCAACGCAGTGAATACGTGAATGAACCTCTGAAATGGGGCCTACCGGGGGGCAATGTAGATGGCAACGAAACCCCTGAATCGGCAGCACGCAGGGAAACTTTGGAAGAAATTGGTATGACCATTGGCGATGCACCGATGGTGCTGATTTATACCAACACTGTGCATGCTCCTCGTTTTACCTTTTATACTTTTGCCTGCACAGTGGCAAATGAATTTGAACCAAAACTCAATTATGAATCGTCTGACTACTGCTGGTGTAATCTAGACAGTCTACCAGAGACACTGCATTGGGGAATGAAGCAGATGCTGAATCATGACAATGCTGCCAAACTGCTGCAGGCCTTTGTTCAAGAGCAGAAAAAACACTAATCCCAATTGTGAACGCTACCATGGTAGCGATATGCAACCCGTCTAAAACCATTGACATAACAGTAGATGGTGTTAGTGTATGCGGACCTAGAGGATATTTTATGGACCTGTTGTGCAAGGACAAAGTGTTAAAATTATTTGCCAACAGCAGGCAGTGCCTGCTGGGCATCAGCGGTGGCATAGACAGCATGTGTATGTTGACATGGTTTGCCAAAAATCGTTCAGAATTTCCGTTTGAAGTCAAAGCCATACATGTGAATCATGGGATCAATGCGCTCAGTGACACATGGGCACACTTTGTTGAGGATCGCTGTAGGGATTTGTCGATTGATCTTATCACAGTAAAAGTCAGCCTCGATGGTCTTGGTAATAATCTTGAATACGCCGCACGCAAGGCTAGATACCAAGCCTTTTGCGAATCACGTGCCGACAGCATTGTTCTAGCACATCATGCTAATGATCAATGCGAAAGTTTTTTCTTGAAACTTTTCCGAGGCAGCGGCATACGCGGTTTGAAAAGCATGTTACCTGCTGTGCCCTGCTGGTATGACGAATCTGTGACGGTGCTTAGACCAATGTTGGAAGTCACTCGGCCGCAGATCGAACTATGGGCCGAAGAACACAATATCACTGCTGTGCAAGACCCCAGCAATCGAGACAACAGTTACGACAGAAACTACATAAGAAACAAGATCTGGCCGGTCATTACTGATCGTTTTGGTGTAGCAGATGTCAACGTCCTGCGCAGTGTAGCTCATATCGAAGAGGCTTGGCAATTAACTAGAATTTTAGCTGATCAGGATCTGTCACGTGTCACTGCCAAACCAAATGTGCTGGATTGGTATCGAGTGAGAGACCTAGGCTATCTCCGCATTAAAAACATGGTGTTGAGGATTTTAGAACTAGAGGGAGTATATACGTTTAGTGCAGGGCAGGTTGAACAGTTTGCCAATGGTCTGGTCACTGCAAATCTAGACAATCGCAACCAACTACTGACCAAAAATCTACGTATTCGCAAGATAGGCAAGAGAATCTTTGTCGAACGTTTGACGCCGACGGCTGCAGACAATAAACTAGTGCATGCATGACAAATCCGCAATAATTGTAATACCGACTACAGGAGCCAAAACCCTAGCCGATGCTGTGGCCAGTGCAACCACTCAAACACATACCAATACCACCTGTTTGGTCATCATCGATGGGCCAGAATTTGAATCAGCAGCACTGAGCATACTACGGCAGTTTCCTTCTGTAAAACACATGACCCTGCCATGGAACACAGGCAGAAATGGCTGGTATGGACACAGAATATATTTTCTCTCAGCGCCGTTGATAGAACAAGATTATTGGCTGGCGTTGGATCAAGACAATTGGTTTGAGCCCGATCATGTAACTAAAATGATCTCTGCCTGCGAAGCCAACAATTGGCGTTGGTGTCACAGCCTTCGCAAAATACACGATGCTCAGGGTAGGTGGATCTGCGATGATGATTGCGAAAGCCTTGGGCGTTGGCCGATCTATCTCAGCGACCAGCATCATTTAGTTGATACGTCTACCTATTGTATACGCAAAGATGTTATGATAGGCATGGCCCCTGCCTGGTATAGCGGTTGGGGTGGAGATCGACGCTTTTATTCTGCTATAGCTCAGCATGTACAGGATTTTGGTTGCACAGGCTATACCACAGCATGCTACAGATTGGATGGCAATCCACAATCCGTGACCGCAGATTTTTTCATCAAGGGCAACAGTATCATGAATCAGCGTTATCCCAATGGACTACCTTGGCGAGCAAAATGATTATCTGTAACTGAGCCCATTAATTTTAAGGAAACCACCCGCATGAAGATAATATTTTGCCTACCTGGCAAGACATTTTCCAACAATTATTTCAACTCATGGAATGCCACGGTATCAGTGCTGAGACAAAACAACATAGAATTTGGCTATTCAATGATCTATGATCCTGTAGTTTACTACACTCGCAATCGTATACTTGGTGGGAACAACAACAGCGGTAGGCATCAAAAACCATGGGGAGGTCAGATAACCTATGACAAAATGATTTGGATAGACAGTGATATGGTCTGGTCTCCTGATGACGTTATGAAGTTGATTCAGTATGACCTTCCCATAGTTGCTGGAACATATCTCATGTCAAGTGGAGATGCGTTCCCTGTAGTAGAGAACCTAGACTACACACACCTTGTCAATTCCGGCACATTTCAATTTATGAGCAAGCATGCTATGGCCAGCAGGACCATGCCATTTGTTGTGAGTTATACCGGATTTGGATTCATTGCTATCAAGGCTGGCATTCTTGAAACCATGGAGTATCCTTGGTTCCAACCGCGATGGTTTAGCCAGGGTAACTTTCATGATTTCTGTGCAGAAGATGTGGGATTTTGCTGGGCAGCGCAAGAACTTGGACACAAGATCTGGGTTGATCCTACCATACGTCTTGGTCACGAAAAACTGCTGATCATTTAGACCCCACGACTCCTACTCTATCAGTGATAAATACACGCATGGACATGCGATCTATTATCACACTCATGGAAAAAGCCTACAAAAAAGGCGACAAGATAGGACGCTGGGCATTCATATATCTAGAACCAGAAGACAATTCAGGCGAAAATTATTCGCAATTTGCTCAGTGTGGTACTTGTGTTTTGTTCATGCCTGGAAAAAAACGCTGTGGGCTGTATGGACCAGACGACAAAGTTGTTGCCAATGCCAGTTGCGGTCTTTATATAAATGGTATGCCGCACGATGACCAACCGTTCTTGGCAGCAGCAACTCCAGAAAATTCAGGCTATGTTTTAGGGCAGGTACGCTGCGAAAACTGCAGTTGGTACAAGAAAGGTGCTTGTGAACTTTTTGAAAAACTTGATCAGCAACTGCCAGATACCTTTGAACTGGGATCGGCTGTAGATGCCAAGGGTTGCTGCAACGCCTGGAGTTGAAGCAGCAGTGGTCATCCCCCCTGCTGCTGTTTCACTCATTTCTTCACATGGGCCATTGAAACAAACAAGTTGACCAGTTCCTTGGCAGGAGACAGGTCAATCAGTTTCTTGTTAAGTGATACCCATTCAGTAGCCAGCGAGGTTTGTAGGTCGATGCTCTTGCGAGCAGCAGCCGTAGCATAATTAAATACTGCTTCGTTAGCATCTTTGAACGCAGTGTTGTTGATCATTTGAATTCTCCTAGTTTGGGGTAATGATTGTGATTATGGATCATGCGCAGTCGCAGTTCCAACTCACGTATATCTGCACTAGAAGCCAGCCAACGTTCCTGTTCTGTCATAGTAAAATTTTGCCACCATGTGTGCAGGCGTTGCTTAAGATGTTTGAATAACATAACTGATCTCCTTGTGCAGTTCACATATTTAGCAAGTTTTATGCTGCACTGCAACATGTCACAGAGTATGGCTGCCTTGCGTCATTAACGTCTACGCAAAGCATAGATATGAACAGTGTATGCACCGGCGGTTCCTGTAGTGTCTAATATAGGCTCGACCTTGCGCACAAATGAATAATTTGCAATCCATTCTGGCAGTTCATCGGCAATCTTACCGCTTTTACCGCATATAATCACCACGCTCCTAGAGCCGTTGATGTTGTGTTCCTCGAGGAATTGTCCGGTGGCATTGAATGCCTGTTGTATTGTCAGGCCATGCAGATCAAGACTTGATCTCAGTGTTTGGTCATGTCCTTTTTTTGGACGAAAACTTTCCTGCGGCTTTTTTTGGAGGTTTTCAATATAAGCATTCCACACTCGCTGATCCTCTGGTTTTACTTGGTCCTGCGAGTTCCAGTGTGTAACTGATCTGCCTGACAGAGAACGAGATTTGAGTTGTTTTGCCGCTGACATGGTTTTCATCCTTGATTATGCTTACATGAAGCCCTATCCCAGCGGCATCAGCCAGCAACGCATTGAGGAGGTCCACTGTTTGGACCAATTGACTGGTCAATGATGTGCAGTGTCGCAGGGTAACCAAAAGGTCTTCTGGTTTAGAGGAGTTTGTCGTAGTTTCCATATGGTTATTATGTGGATCTATCTTGAAAACGTCTAGAAAAGCTCAGTTGTTGTGACCATGATCAAAACTGTGCTATATAACATTGAGAGAACAAAGGCCAACCTAGGAACACTGCCCGGTTAGAATAACCAATGGTTTAACTACCATAGGTAAAACCTAAATATCATGCTGGGCCGATCTTAAGATCACAGCGTTATGATAGATATTGTTTTTGTCTATCAATGGTTTAGAACCACAACATTGACTTCAATGTGTCTGAATCATATAAACAACAAATAAGGAGAGTGAAAACGTAATGCGTATAAGCCACCTATTTCTGTACCTGAACCTATGTCTGGGAGCAACTTACATGTATTGTGCCCCAGCCATCGCAGTGATTACAGTATATCCAACTTCTAGGCATGACGAGGAGCCTCCAGATCTGGACTCAAAACCAATAATCATGGATATACCGTCTCAAAACACTACACCGGTGGCAATCGCAGTGCCCCCAACTGTATCCACCGACATCAAGGTCAAGACTGTTCAGCCAAAAACTATTCACAAAGCCACAGCCGATTTTAAATCAGTAACGAACCTTAGACAACATCTTCCTCTTAACATACCCGAGGCCAATGACCTCAACGATCATGACAGACGAGAAATTGAGTGTATTGCATGGAATCTCTATTTTGAAGTAAGAGGTGGTAAAATGGATGAACAGATTGCCATAGCCTTTGTGCCTATCAATCGTATAGGCCTTCCAGATTTCGGTGATGATATCTGTACAAATGTTTTTCAATATACCATTCGCAATGGGGTTGTAAAACATCAGTTCAGTTGGGTAGGCAGAATTCTTGGTCCAAAATGGAAGCGTGAAGATGATTCTTGGGAAAAAATGCAGAAGATAGCCCTGAGTGTTTACCAACGTAGAATCCGTGATGTTGGACAAGGGGCTACCTATTTTCAAAGTGTACGATTGTCATCTAGTTGGGCCCATCATGCTAGAAAATTCAGATTGGGCAGTACTCTTTTCTGGAGTTAACCACAACACCAGG